AAACGGTTCATTATAGCAGTAGATAACGATAAAAAGGGTATTGCATTTAGAAACGTATTGGCTAATCGGTTAGGGAAAGATGTATGTAAATACGTTCAATTTGAGGAAGGTGTGAAGGACGGGAACGAACTTTTAATGAAATATGGATCAGTTGATTTTCAAAATCATTTATCAGTTTACGAGTTTCCACTTGAAGGAATTGAAAAGCTAATTGACTTTGAAGACGATTTGGATAATATTTATTTTAACGGTTATCCAGAAGGCATAAAAATAGGTTATTCACAATTTGACCAGTTAATGAGTTGGTTTACATCACAGGTTACGGTGCTAACTGGTATCCCTGGTCATGGTAAATCTGAGTTTTTAGACCAGGTTATGATGAAGTTGGCAGAAATTAACTGGAAGTTCGGGGTATTCTCAGCGGAAAACCAACCAACTGCACAACACGCAGTTAAGTTAATTGAAAAGAAAGCAGAAAAATCAATGTTTGGCTTTAATAAAATGAGCGATTATGACTACCAACAAGCAAAGATATTTATAAATGACAGGTTCTTTTTTATTAAGTTCAACGAAATAAACCTTTCAATTGATGCTATTTTACAAAGGGGGAAAGAATTGGTAACTAGGCACGGGATAAAGATGTTAGTGATTGATAACTGGGCCAATCTTGACCACAACTACGCAGGAATGAACGAGCACCAATATATAGGTCAATCATTGATTAAAGTAATGAATTTCGCAAAAATGTACGATGTTCATGTTGTTGTTGTTGCTCACCCTACCAAGATTTATAAGAACAAAGATACTGGTTTACATGAAGTTCCCAACCTTTATTCTATCTCGGGAAGTTCACACTGGTTTAATAAGCCAGACAACGGTATAACGATTTATAGGGATATGAAAACAGGGTGTACAGAGGTTCATATACAAAAGGTTAGATGGAAGTTTACGGGTAAAGTAGGACACGCAGTATTTAATTGGAATAAAGAAAACGGTACATATATAGAACAATTTTAAAAAACAAGAATGGCTAACGAGAAAAAACAACTAGTGTACTCATACGAGGAAATAAACCAGGACATGAATAATAAATCAGAGCTACAGAACTTACTTGATAGGTGGACAGAAAGCGAACCAAGCGAGGTAAGGACTAGAATAATTAAAGAGTTGAACGAGGAACTAAGAAGTAATTAAAATGGCTAAACCATATTCAAAAGCAGATTCAACCCGGCATGCGTTGAAGGAGGTTAAAGAGAAAGCAAAGCCTAAGCCGATACCGAAACGAAGTAAAAAGCGAATTATTGCAGATGCCGAATACACAACACTGAGATTTATGTTTTTGACAAAAAATGACAAGTGCCAAATATGCAAAATATCAACTTCGGACCAGGTTCACCACAAACATTCGGGTAAAGATAGGGCAAAACATTATCTAGATGTTCCAACATGGATGGCTTTATGCCATGATTGTCATAATATACTGCATTTAACCCCAAAAGAATCACGTGAAAAAGGGTATTTATTTTAGGCTATGAACAAGTACAGAAACAAAAAGACCATGTATAACGATGTGTTATATGACTCCATGCGTGAGGCTACGTATGCTAGGGAACTTGATTTAAGGGTTAAGGCAAAGGATATAATGGCATGGAGCGGACAGCCTAAATTCCCTATCTTGGTTAACGGCAAAAAGATTTGTACTTATATAGCAGATTTTAAAGTAATAAATAACGATGGAAGTGTAGAATATGTGGACACTAAAGGATATGAAACTTCTATTTTTAAATTAAAGTTTAAGTTAATTAAGGCACTTTTTCCTGAAATAAATTTTAAAATTGTAAAGTAATTTTGTATATTTGCATAGGCGTTCTCACAACATAGCCAAAAAACATTAAAAGCATGCCCTTTCAAAGAAAATCGAACGTGAGAACTCGAGAAGTATTTGGAAGGGCTATCTTATTTTATGGAAAATTTAGAAGAATTTGTATCTTTCGTTAAAAATAAAAATTATGAAGTAGGCAATATGGGAACAATAAGAAGTATTGATAGATTGGTAGATCATGGAATGCACAACGCTAAAAGAAAAATTATTGGTGATGAAATGAAAGGCAATATAAACGAAAATGGGTATAAAATGGTATCAATACCATCGAATGGTAAGAAAAGATTGTACAGAGTGCATAGATTAGTCGCTGAATCATTCATACCTAATGTTCATAACAAGCGTAGCGTTAATCACAAAAACGGTATAAAAACAGACAATAGAGTTGATAATTTAGAGTGGAATACTCATTCTGAAAACATTCAACACGCTTATAACAACGGATTAAGGAAAAACAACAGAAAGATTATTTGTACGGAAACTAAAAAGATATATAATTCTTTGCACGAGTGCGCAAGAGAAAATAAAATACTAATAGGAACTCTGTGGGCTAATATTTCTGGCAAGCAGAAAAACCATACAACTTTTGATTATTTAAATTGAAATGGAAGTTAGTACAGGCATTATACCCAGAAATAAATTTTAAAATAGTAAAGTAATGACAGTAAGTAAAAAAATAAATTTAGGTAAACATTTAGTTCGATCAGGTTGGCCTAAAACATTAAAAGCCGATTGTGACTATTTTAACATTACATTTGTCGACCTAGCTAACGAGTCTAATTTAAGCAGGTATCGAATTATGTCGATATCAAACAGCACAATAACATATAAATCAAGGTGCGAAAAAATGAACGAATTGACAATAATGACATCTGCATTTAATCGAATAATAGCCGATAGAAATAGGAAGCCAGATAAAAACGCTTGGGAGTGGTAAAATAATTTATCTGACAATCAATTAGTTGCAAATATTTATAAATATATGTGTAGGATATTAAATATATGTGTGTATATTTGTATCAGATCAAACGCAAAACACTAACGATTATGAAAAACTTAACAATTATTGGCTCTACAGACTCGGTTAACGAATGCGATTGCTGCGGGAAGGTTGACCTTAAGTTTACCTATGTAATGACCAATGAAGATGGTGTTGAGTTATATTATGGAGCGACTTGTGGAGCTAAAGCAGCTGGTATATCAACCTTAACATTAAAGGAAACAGTTAAATCTATCAACTTTAATGCTAAGGTTGAAGAGCTTGTAAAAGACGCAACAAGCCAATATTTACAAGATAAAGTATTAAAATTCTTAACAAAAAAAGGGGATAATTTAGATGCTTTTTTTAAAAAATTTGGTGAAATGATTGACGACATGGGATTATGCGAATGTTATTCGTTCGGTTCAAAATGTAGAATTATTAATAAGTAATTCAATATGACAAAACAAACTAAAAAAGGCGCAGGCCGTCCATTAAAGTACGGGGAGGAAACAGTACGGCATTCGGGTTTTCATTGTCCTAAATCAAAGAAGGATGAAATTGACTGCATGATTAAAACAAAGTTAAAGACGTGGGAGGTTCCAAATAAATAAAAGTAGTATGAAAAAACATACAGTAGAAGTTAGGGCATTGCAACAATGGCAGTTAGAGGAAAAAGTAATTTTTGCAAGTAGCACAAAAGAGGATAAGCAACTATTTGCAACTCTAAGAGGTTCGTATGAAGTTTGGCACAATAAAGAAAAGGTTTTTGAAACAACACAGGCATTTACAGCAGTCGAAAAATATAATTCTATTGCATAAATGAACATCCTAGAGCCAAATCCTTTCTGGTTTAACCGATTGGTTATAATGTATCATAAGTGGGAAGTAAAGCAATACGAAAAGTTTAAACAAAAGTAATTATGGAATGGATAAGTGTTAAAGATCGATTGCCAAAAAACGGTCAAATGTGTGACTGTTGGCAAAACAATTGGGGTAGAAAAACAGATTATGAGTACGAAGGCGAAGGTATCTTTTACAACAATGCTTACGACCAGATGTTAGATGTTAATTGTGAAATTGTTAATTCTAGGGTTACTCATTGGATGCTATTACCAGCACCTCCAATAAATCAAATATTTTCATTTTTAGAACAAACAGTATATAAAATTTAAAAGGAAATGAGCAAAGATATAACAGTACAGATAACAGTACAAGATCACAATAAGGACTTTTACACGTATGGGAACCTTTTAATTTATAAAACAGATTGCACGGTAATTGAAACAGTTAAGCACGTACAGGAGTTGGAAAGGCCAGAGCCAAGATTATGCGATAGATTAAATCCATTAACAGGAACTAAAGATTATATAAATAATATACCCATTCCAGAAATAAAGACATTTAGACACCACATAGAACCAATTAAGCAAGAAATGAAAAGGCCAGACGGGATGTATTTTATGAATAGTAACGCAGCAAATAAATACGCAACGTTGCTAAATACATTTATCGACTACCAAGAGCAACAAATCAAAGACTTGCAATCCAAGTTAAACAGCTACGAGATTGAGGAGAGTGTGACAATGAAGCACGTGCAACCCGAACCACAACGCAAGTCATTAGGCATGTATGAGGGTGTGGAGATATTCGAATCGGACACTGTTTATTATCTTGATTTGATGGATTTTGTTATTCATAAGACTACCGCTATTAAAGTTAAGTTAAATTTTGAAAGCAAATATATTTCTAAAGTATATCTTACACCCAAAGAAGCAAACGCACGACAAAAGGAAGAGGTTGAAAAAATGGCTATGGATTACAAGAAAATTTCATTCAATGATGTTTGCAGATTAAATGGCAATGTTTGGGATTACGCTATTGAAGCATTTGAGAAAGATCATAACATAAGCTATCTACCATTATGAAAGCATACGCAATAAAAGATCCGAAAGGGAGAATAATAATGGAATCGTGTCAATTTAAAGCTTATCAATCTAAATCATGGTTTGAGGCGTATAATTCATGGGTTAATTGTGGGTGGAAAAGGTATTACAAACGTGGATACAGATGCGTACCCGTAGAGATAACAGAGATAAAAAAGTAAGACTTGCTACATACGATAAGAACACTTTAAAATCAATAAAATGAGCGAAACAAAGCCTATAGAGGGGATAGAAGAATTGATTGTATGGCTTGCTAGCAAATGGGAAGCCGTAAACATTAACGATATACAGAAATGAGTAAGAAAAACTTTGATTGTGGCAAACAGGAGTTATCTACAACCGATAAAAAGTGTGAAAAACAATGTGCAGGGTGCAAAAAGGAACAAAAGTATTTAGAAAAAAAGTTTAAAAAACAATAGCAATAAACGAAATAAATAACAAAGCACTGAATAAACAAGAAATGAGTAACACAGAAGAAACAAACAAGCCAAGTGCTGGAGAGTATTTGGAAGAGTTTAAAAGATTAGCCCCAAATATAAATATATTATCAAGATCAGGAATGGGAATGTTTGCAGAATCTTTCGCATCTATGAGAGTAGAGCAAGCGAAAGAACAATGGGAGCAATATATCGAAGTAATACGTAAAAATATTCTTATTTCAATATCCGAAAATATGCCTGAAGAGTGGCCGTCCTTATTTGATGAAAAGGTCAGGAAAATAGTAAATAATAGTTTTAAAACATTTGAATAATGGAAAGTAAAGCAATACCAACAGTAGAAGAGTATTTTAATAAAAGGTTTTTTGAAAAACACGGAATTATCCATTCTGCTGTATTAGAAGCCATGAATGAGCCAGAAGCTGAATATTATGATTCTGTAGAAATGGCTGAATTTACTCAAATAGCTGCACACGAATACGCAGTACTATTCGCTAAGTATCATGTTAGATTAGCATTAGAAGCGGCTGTTGATTGCGCTGACTGTTGCTATGATGCTACAATAGATGAAGACTCTATCAAAAACGCATACAGTGAAGATAATATAAAGTAATTTAGGTACATGGAAACAATATTATATTTCTGGAAAAATGACAGGCAGATAGAAGCGTATTTAACCTCACTTAAATTAAACGAATGCATAGACAAAAGTCCAATTGACCTTATTATAGAAAAGCTGAGCCTTAAAATGCCAAACCATAAAGTAGCGTCATATCATTGGAGAAGGGTTAACGATACAGGCCAATTAACAGGAGATGGTTCATTAATAAATGAAATTAAGGTTGAATTTATCATAAAGCCACAGGATGAAGATAATATAAAGTAAGTTTTGCAAATTCATTGATAATTAGTAAATTGTAGTGTGAATAAAAATGAAATAATAGATAAGATAGTCAGAGAGGGTACATATAAAAAGATATGTCGAAAGATATGCAGAAATGTAAATCTATATGAGGACTTGTTTCATGAAGTCATTTTAATTTTACTAGAAAAGGATTCTGATGTTATCGAAAGAATGTTTAACTCAGGAGAATTAAAGCCCTTTTTTATTGGAATCATTCAAAATAATTTAAACTCAGTTACTTCTCCATTTTATAATAAGTACATAAAGTTTGAAAGCAAGTGCCAACCGATTGGCTATGGATTTGGAACAAGCTACGAACAGACAGATAAAAAAAAAGGCATTTCAAAACCTGTGGACATTGAAAGCAATTATGACTATGATAAAATAATCGAACATATAAATCTAGATTCACATTCTAAGGTTGAATGGTTTGATTGTCAGGTTGTAAATCAATTATTAAAAGAAAAGAACATATATAGACTTAGCCTAAAGACGGGCATAAATAGAGTATTCTTAAAAAGAGCAATAGAACGATTCAAAGAAAGTATAAATGGCAATCAAGACCTTAAACGAAGATCAATATAATTCACTAAAGCCAATAAGGTGGGTTTGGGATAGCTTGCGGACAAATGGAAGCGTATCGGGGTTGCAACACAGTGAAAAAGAATTAATGAACTCAGTACACTTTGACCTGCTAGGTACTAAATCAAACTTATCATGCTCAAGTTGCGTTATCGAGTTAATAACATTTATATTCATTCAATTAGATAAGTATGAACAGAGAACAAAAGCGTAAGTTAATCGATAGGTTAGCTAACCAAGCAATAAATAAAGGCTCTGTTGATGCTCCTTTTGGTTTGGGTATAGAAGTTGCTCAGGCAATAGCAAAGAAGCAAGGAGCGACAGCTAAAAGGACAATTGAAGGAACAATCGAAACAACCCAAGAAGATGATATTAAAACAATAGAGCAGACTTTTACATCGAAATGACAAAACAAACATGGGTTATATGTCCATTTGACTACAACGCTATAAAGGGAGACTTTATAACAAGCATTGAAAGAATAACTAAATCGTTAATTAAAAACGGTTTTAATATTGGCAAATACAAAATAGATACAATTCAGAATATTATATTTATTGAAAAAATTAAACAAAATGGAAATTAAAGAAAGTGCTAAGGATAAGTTAAACGAGAAGCAAGAGCAATTTTGTTTGATCTATGTATCTAAAGAGTTCTTTGCAAACGGTACGGAGGCTTATGCTGAGTCTTACGGGATAGACTTGTCTTTACCTGGAAAGTATAACCAATGCTCTGTATGCGCATCTAAATTGCTAACAAATGCTAATATACTAGAGAGAATCAATGAGTTAATTGATCTGGCAGGTCTTAACGACTCTTTTGTGGACAAGCAGTTAACCTTTGTTATAACTCAGAATGCGGATATGGGTAGTAAGGTAGCCGCAATACGGGAATATAATAAGTTAAAGAAGCGGATAACTGACAAGTTAGAAGTGACAGGTAGCTTTGATATTAGTTTAAAATTAGAATAGTGCAATTAATTTTGTCTTACACCGTTACATTTCTTAATTAAATTATATTATGTATAAAAAAATAAGCGATAAGAAAGCAAATAAAATAATAAATGTTATTATAAAAAAAATTAAATTAACTCCTTTTGAATTAAATATAGCTATTGCAACGAATAAACTATAAACGGCCTCCTTTAGTTTCTTACCAGACAGCTATACTTAACGCTCCAGAAAGGTTCACGGTAACAGAAGCAAGCACGAAGACAGGCAAAACCGCCTCTCATATCGTTTGGTTATTTGAACAGTCGTTACAATGTAAGGCTGGTCAATCGGTTTGGTGGGTTGCACCCGTATATGGACAGGCTGAGATTGCATTTAACAGGATGCGAAGCCAAGTAACAGATCGAAAGTTCTTCAAGGTTAATGAATCAAAGTTATTGCTTACCCTGCCAACGGGGGCGAAGATTCACTTTAAGAGTGCTGAGAAGCCAGACAACCTTTACGGGGATGATGTTTATGCTTGCGTATTCGATGAGTTCACAAGGGCACGAGAAGAAGCATGGTTTGCGTTACGGTCAACCTTGACAGCAACACAAGGGCGGTGTAAATTTATTGGTAATGTTAAGGGCAAAAAGAACTGGGGGTATAAATTAGCGGTTAAGGCTAGATCAGGGGATGAACAGTATAAGCATTTCAAGATAACGGCTTACGATGCTGTTGAGGCTGGCATACTTAAATTAGAGGAAGTTGAGCAGGCTCGAAAAGATTTACCTGCAAATGTCTTTAATGAATTGTATCTTGCGGATGCTTCCGATGATGGAAGTAATCCGTTTGGAATTGAAGCAATTAAATCATGTATCAAACCACTCAGTATATTGCCAGTGGTTGCGTATGGTGTCGATTTAGCTAAGTCAGTCGATTGGTGCGTAATAGTTGGGTTAGATGTTAACGGAGATATATCTTTCTTTGATCGGTTTCAAAAGGACTGGAAGCAAACAAAAGAAACTATAATACGTATAGTTGGACATACCCAAGCATTAATAGATAGTACCGGAGTCGGGGATCCGATTGTTGAGGACATGCAAAAGGAATGCAGAAAGATTGAAGGTTTTAAATTTACTTCCAATTCTAAGCAACAGATAATGGAAGGACTAGCAAGTGCCGTTCAACAGAATAGAACAAGCGTACTGGCAGGCGTTCATTATGATGAGATGGAAGCATTTGAGTATGAATACACTAGGACAGGCGTAAGGTACGCAGCACCAACAGGGGTGCATGATGATACGGTATGTGCCCACGCTTTAGCGATACATAAATTAGGAGATAAAAAATATAACGGTAACTATACAATATTATGAAGAAATTAATTTTATTATCAATAATCGTAGTTTGTTTTTCATGCAAAAAGAAAGACGATCCACAACCAGCAAGCTCAGCAAGTCAAGGGAATGCTCCTGTTGTATATGGCTGTATGAACCCTGCGGCATATAACTATAATTCACAAGCAACATCAGACGCTTGTAATTGCCCGTGTACTTTCAGAGCTTGGTAATATGATTAACTATAAAGAATCGGCTGTTAAGCTTAAGGAGTTTAGTGCGCATGTTAGGGATTTTAGGATTTCAAACATGGTATGTACACGTGGGGAAATTAACGACTATGTACTTGATTGTTTAAAAGGTGTTGCCAAACCTATATTTA